AATTTCTCTTTCTCCCAAGCAAGTTTAGCTTTATTGACCTGATCAGCCATCATAGCTATATTATTCTTCTGCTGTTCCATTGCTTGTTGGAACTGCTGTTCAGCTTCAATCTTTTTCATTTCAAAGTCGTTCTGCCCTCCTTGTGCTTGAGCCGCTTTCTGTTCAGCCAATTCTCCAAACTTCTCAAGTTGAACTTCTATCTCTTTAATACTATCCATTGAATAGATTTTGGCAAGGTTATGAAGAGGGATAGTTCCTTCTTTATGGCCCATGCCCGCAAGCTGTTTTAATTCATTTATAGCACGCTCTTCTTTACCACCATTTCCTACAAACAACTCATAATCGGCAGAATCTAGTGCTCCGGGAGTGATGTTAAACATTTCCTGGCCAAAGTCTCCAAGAACATATTGACCACGTTTTCCGTCCTTCCAAGCAATCTTACATAGATTAACAAGCCTTTGAAGAGCCATGCGTTTCATCTGATCATGCTCGTAATAGAGAATCTCAGTTACTAAAGACGATTGCTTTATAGATTGTTCGGTTGTTCCTACTGCATCATTCTGATTAATGCTTCCAAGGCGTTGTCTTGATACGCCTGTAATATCACCAGCTAACTCTTCCAGGTGATTCATTATATCGATTAGAACTTTGATACTTGGGGACAGTGTATCATCATATGATTGGAATTGATTGAAAGAAGCTTGTCCTCTCATTCCCTCTTTAACGGTCTGGATCCATCCAACACCTAATTTCTTTTGATACATCCACTCCTGAGTACTCATTCCATCAGGAACCTGACTCTTATCCATTATAAAGCCTTTAACGCCACTTAGAGCGAGCATAAGCTCTTTATGATAGTTGACAAGGTTATATAGTATTTGAATGTCTTTAGCGGCCCATACGATTGAATATGGCTTTCTATTGAGTCCATTGAACGCTTTACCTATGTACGGCAATTGAACCTTTCCATAATGATCAACACTTCTTAATTGACAAGGAAGCTTACGCATGCGAGTAAAGATTCCATTATCTATTAAAACACCCTCCCATACGTCATTAACATAAGAGTATTCAACTTCTTCTCCTGTTCGTAACTTACGTGTCTCTTCATCATCAATGAAGTGCGTAAACGACTCTCCCGGCATGTGTTTGTTTGGAGACTTTTTGAACTTAAGCTCCCTTGGACTTTGCCAAGTAACATAACAAACACGCATTTTATTCGTGTAATCATTTGTTCCGGAATAAAGTGAATTAGTAGCACAGCCATCAGTAGAGTAATCTCTAGTATTTGAATACTGATAAGAATTACTATACATAGTATTGTTGTAATCGTACCAATTTCTACGCATAAGCTTATCTACATCCTCTGCTGACAGCTCTGCCTTAAATTCATCCACAACCTGATTGACTGTCATCCAACGCTCTTCCATTGCCCACTGGCAATCTGCAACCCAATCTGACTCGTCATCATTTGAATAGAAGAAGTTAAGAGGATTAACCCGTCTTAGTATTGGGTCAGCATCTCCCGGATGATAGTTTACGTAGTATAATTCTTTATCAGTAACGATCTTGTCTTCGAAGCCGTTATTAAATACATCCTTGATATTATATTTTGAAATGAGATACTTCAGACCCTTCTCCGAAATGATCTCAAGCATATCTTTATATTGATAACGATAGTAGTTCTCGATCTTCTCGATATCCTTTTCGTTGATCATTTGCTGATGAGCAAGAGGTTGCATCATTTGTTGCAACTGCTCAGTCATTGCATCTATTTGTTCCTTTTCGGCCAAGTCGAGATCCTTGCCTTCTTTTTGAGCTTGCTGTTGTACCTGTTGGAATTTCTGTTGTTGCTTTTGTAATTCAGCTTGAGTCTTCTGAATCATCATCTGATGACCCATAAGATTACCGTTTATCTTATCAAGATACATCTTAAACTTAACGTCCTCCTTCTTTTTAAGAGACTCTTGATCGACGGTATAAACTCTAAATGTGAATGGCCTTTGCACTTCTTGGCTTCTAAGCAAATCAGTACGATTTCTTAGTATTGGAATGAACCGGATCTTAGCCGGGTATTCATAGGTGTCAACTTTTCTTAGGTAATCATAATCTCCCTGATCGAATATGCCATTATGAAGATCATAACAGAACTTATCTCTTTGCTTGGTTAGATAGGTATTGCCAACCATCTTGACGATGGACATTACACACATCTTTCTCCATTCAAGATCCTTATCTTTCTCTGAAACATTTTGTTTGGGCAAAGGCATCTTATGAAGCTATTTTTAAAAAGTTAGTTTCCATCTTACCACTCTTACTTGTCTTGTAATAGAAGAACTCCTGTTTCTCATTAGTCTTCTCTTTTACTTTCAGTTGCCTGTCATCAAGCTCATGAACTATACAAAGAGAAGAACTTATTGTTATATCACAGTTGTAATCCTTGTCATCCCTATAATTGATAGCTGCAATGATCTGTTGTTGATCATACATATTATCAACATTGGTTTCAATATAATCCCTGTATGCTGTTATCCAGTATTCTTTCGTTGAAGGATCTATCCCAAAACGATTGTTTACCTTACTCTCCTTCACATTTGCATAAGCTATTCTTGGACGTTCCCTTAAATAATGTGCAAACCCATTTCTCTCATACCATCCAAAAATACCAATATTAGACCACTCTATCAAATTAGGAGCCATATAATACATACAAAGTTTTGCAGTTGCCTCATATGCATCTTCTGCCGTCTTTGGACGTTCAGTATATCTTGCTACGAATATACGAGATGTATCATTTGTGCTGACAAACCCTTTAAATATCTGAGCAGATAGTTTTGAAGAAGAAGAGTTGGCATTGTCTTTATCGTATGAGTCAGTAGAACCCTTGTAAAGATTCATGATCACATTATTGTTTGCATCCTTTATAGGATGTTCAAGGATCTTAAACGGTCCATTAGGATCAGGAAACCATGCAACATCTATTGCTTTGCCCTTATCATCTTTCACCCATTCAAGTCTTCCTGTTTGAATAGCATCATCAAGCTCTCTATGCTTACGAAGGAATGCAAGTCTCTCATTGAGCTTTTGAACATTAAATCTATTTCCTCCTGTACGCATGAAAGCCTCATCAGGAACCAATGGCATCTGGGTAAGGTAGTTTATATACGCCTTACCATCTTTTGCTTTGCGAGCCTGTTCTCTCTTTGTATAGATCTCTTTCATTGACTCTTCACGAAGAGAATTGCCTTGGTCATCAATGACTGCAAACTTCCATGCCGGAACAAAGAAGCAAGTCTTCTTCATGGCTTGTTGTTCTTCATCTCCTTCCGGAGAGAATGCCAACATATCCCAAGCTTCAGGAGAATAGAATATCTCTTCTAATTCATCTGCACCTTTCTCCATGTCTCCACCAGTACCTATCATGATAGCAATACCGGTTTTCTTGAAGTTAGCCTCTAATGCAGGTTGAATATACTTGTATGATTCTTTAATACCTGGAAATTTACCAGCTTCCTCAAACATGATAAGACTAGGAGATTTACCAACGGTCACTTGAGCATTATTCTTTGCCGTCATTTGGTAAATCTCACTCATGGAACCTTTCCAAGAAGGGATACCATCTTCAATTATCTTATACTTTGCTTGAATATAATCGGTAGTATCAGGAGTTTTGCGTTTATAGAACTCTGTATTCTTTAATGAATTTAATCCACGCATAGTCATACGCATCGTAGCGAGAGAATATCTATCCTCACCTGCTACAATTATACTTTGGCTATTTGGATAAAGAGAAAACTCTTTGCCTATAATGGCAGAGAGCTTTTCAGAGAATCCAACTTGACGACGCTTTACAACGCACATATTCTTTTCTTCAAATCGTGCTTGTTCTAGCACCTTAAAGAATTCATAGTCCATATCAATGAATCTGGGAGCTATTAGATCCTTTCTCTTAGTTAAAGGATTAACTCCCTTAATCTTCCAGAAGTTCAAATACCAATAATGATCTCCTGTTATGTGAACACCACCCACATCATATCCTTCCAGGCACCTACGCTTTTCTTCCATCCACCATTCTCTATATTCAAGAGACTTCGGATGAGCACCGGTGATGCCATCTATAATTACAGGACTAAATTGGATAGTGTTTACAAACATTAGTGAAATACAAATATTTTAATTGCAAATGCTACCGCTACCAACAGAGTTGATCCCTCTGCGACTTTGAGAACCTTTACTGTTCTTTCAAGGGTCTCATTCTTCTTTTTATAAGTTCTTATGATTGTATCCTGCTCTGCTATCTCTAGCTTTCTGAGATTGACCTGATTCTCATAACTTCCGATCAATTGTTTATTAGCATCAAGAGCACGTTGATAAGACCTATTCAAAGATAATAATGTGTCAACCATTGTCTTTTTAAAGTCAAGATTAATGAATACAACATTCATCTTTTTTACTTGTGGAACTGTAAAGGCAACAACTACGTCATTACCTAACTGAATCTTCTTCGGATAACCGCTTTGTGATATACTCGATAGACTCATCAGTACCAAGATGCTTAACATCGCTAATCTTCTTTTCATAATAATCTATTACTATTTTCGGATTTCTATTCTTATAATCGATCTCGCTATCTTGTTGTGAAACAATAATTCTTAGACTGTCAATGGCCTTGGAATTGGCTGAGTCCTTCTTCTTTAATTCCATAAGCCTTATTTCATTCTTTGTGGAATCAGGAGCCGGTCTAAGGAATATGTATGCACAAAGTCCTATGATTACAAGGAATTCTAAAAACGCTATATACCACGGTCTACTTTCCATCTTCAGTCTTTGTTACAGTTTTGGTATTAGCATTATCTCCATCACCATCTGGTTTGTCATCGAGCTTATCTTTTCTTATCTGAGTTGTATTGAATCCAGCATATACCATTAATGGACTAACTACCAAAACAAACTCTCCTGAACTCATCTCATTGCGTCTATGATAGACCCAGAGGCATGTCATTGATGTGTATGCAGTAATAAACAATACACGCTCTATACGCTTAGAGGAGAAGAAACTATCCTTTCCGGATAGCGTCTTCAACCACTCATAACCATACTTGGCTAAAAAATCTCTTGTCTTTTCAGTAAACAGTAAATTAAATAGCCATTTCATGATTTTATCAATTTTAAACATGTATTATTTCAAGGAAGACTTTTCCTTTACTACAAGCATCCTGAAGCTTAGCAAACAATGGAGCGTACTCATCCCTGCTGCTTCCAATGAAATCTACTGATTTTGTTTTACCAACCAATATACAACCTTCAGTATCTTCAGCCTTATTACCTGAATGAATACGAACCCCTTCCCATCCGGGAACACTTACAAGAAGTGGCATTAGTTGTTGGAAATGATTTGAGAATGTGATAACAACCTCATACTTTCCATAAGGTATAGCTGTTGAGCCAAATACCTTTGTCTTTTCTCTTACAATAGGATCCATTGTGGAATACAATCCACGATCTCTATCTTCAAGAGTATAGCATTCGAATTTACCATCAATATGTAGTTCACCTACTGTGCTTTTTGATGTAAAGATTTGTCTGATTAAAGTTAGTTCCATGTCTTAGTTCTTTTAGTTCTGTTAAAAATTAGGATCTTTTTCTTTTGTTTCTTTTGGCACAACCTCTTCATAAACCTTGTCTATTCGAGACTCCATTTTATCAAGTCTTTTATTTATTCCTTCAAATTTCTCATTCACATTTGCATCAGTCGTATTAATACGATAGTTTATTGTGGTAAGAAAGTTGTAGTTCATCCATAGTCCGGTCACAGCCATTCCTATCAGAATAACCAGAACCTGATTCTTAAATGATGTAAGAATCTTCTGTTCAGCCTTCACATCTCCCATAGCAGATTGCATTAATGAGCAGCTTGAGCACCAGTCTGAGCCGGAGTTCTTTGCTCTGGAAATGCTATTGCTAATTGATTATGGAAAGTAGATCTAATTCCAAGTACAGCATATGAACTAGGGAATTCGTTATGCAAAGAGATCTCTGCACAGCAAGTTCCATCAGGAGTGCAACAATTTTTTGCAGGACGTGTCCAAATAGAAGCTAGGTTCAATTTGGATTTAGAATGAGCGAATAGACTTGGATACATAGGCGTTGATTTTAGTTAGTTTATTTCACTGCTTCAAGCTCCGCTTCAGGCTTTTTAGCCTCTTCTTTTTTCTTTGCAGGAGCATTCTCATCTTCTATAAACTCACCAAGACCTATGATAAGATCTCCGGTTATCTCTTCTATCTGTTCAATACTAGATCCTTTAATAGGATAAATTTCAATATCAACCTCTGCGTTTGACAGATCGGTGATTTCTTGTAAGCATTTTGCCCTTGTCTCATCATCAACAAAGTCATACTCTTGCTTATCAGTGATTACAGCTTTGTCTTTCTCATCACGCTTGCACCACTTTTCAAAGATCGCTGTTCTCCCTGCCCAGAAATCATCGTTTGGACCAGATAAACTTCTTAATGTTCTTACTACATTCCATTGTACATTTCCAGGAGCACGAAGTGACTTCAACTGGCTTAACAATGCAACAAAACCTGCTTTAGGATGTGTCAGTGCTAGGTTTGAGATCTTGATTACTTTTGACATCTTTTTTCTGTTTTAAGGTTTAACGATTAGTTTATTATAATGTTCCAAATTTAGTGAAAATAATATTAACTATTGAGGAGGGTTCAAAACATATCCATCAGGAATATCAAATGGAAATGCTGCAAGTTCTGCCTTAATAACAGACACTATCAAATCCCTTCCAAGCCACGCCCCTACAAGATGAGAATTTATTAAATATGCATACCATTTGTTAAAGTTCGTAGTTAACAAAGGACCATTCATATTATTATCCTTATACGTGTTTTTAACAATGTATTTCTTTTCAGGTATGAAATTAACCCTTTCTCCTGTTGGAGTAACAAGCCATTCTTTGTATCTGACCTCAAGATATTCTTGTTCATAATAACAAAGAAATCCAGTGAACTCTCTCATCATTGGAACTCCATAAGGATTAGGATTTGTTGGCGACTCTATCACCTGTACCGGACTCTTGTCTACTATTGATGCCATAGATTTATGTTTTTATGAAATTCTTGATATATTTATTTTTATACTTGGCTTAACTGTTGAATTTCCATTGCTTGATAGTATCTGACCGTTTGTTTTCCCTGCTGTCATTTGAACCTTTATAACATCTCCAGAAGTTACTGCAACCAAACATTTTCCTGTAATGGTTTGAGGAGAATTATTGTTTTGAGCCGTATTATAAATCTGAGACCCTGAAACCTCTGTTCCATTTTTAACTATTCTAAACTCAATTCCAAAAGAAGCACCACCGGTGGCATTTGCAATAGCATCTATTGTTATTGTAAAGTTTCCAGTAACAGCAGCAGTAAATGAAGCTGTTGATGTAGTATGAGTCCATCCATTGATTATTGCATTGGTGTCAAATGTAACATCTTGGAATGTATTAGCAGTTGCTACTGTTTGAGTTGTTGTATCATAAGCAAATACATAATTAGCAGAAGTAACTCCAGACGAAACAGTTTGCCAAGTTGGAGCTGCTGCACCATTTGATGTAAGAACTTGTCCAGATGTCCCGGCAGCAGTAATAGCCATTGCTGTTGCAGTAGAATACACAACGCCTCCATTAACAGCGGTAAGGTTTGCATTACTTCCTCCATTTGCTAAAGGAAGCAATCCTGTAACCTTTGCAGTTAGATCAATAGTAGAATTGGCAATCATTGCATTTGTCACTGCAAGATTTGCAATAGTGGTAGCAATAGAAGTTGTACCTGATCCAGTTACGTTTCCAGTAAGAGTTATAGTCTGATTAGCTGTTAAATATGTATTCGTATCAAGAGCAAAAGTGCCAACTGCCGTCATCTTCACAAATGAAGTAGAAGCAAAAGTTAATGCAGCAAGTGATGTTAGATTGGTTGCCAATGGCTGACCTCCTAATCCAGCTAAAGTATATGTTGGTATATTTAATACGTTAGCAGCAAATGTAGCAGCTCCTGAACTTCCTGTTACGGTTAATGAGATTGGAGATTGATAGTCTGTATTGGCTACCGCAGCACTTATGGCAGTTCCATTTCCTTTTAATAGGCCAGTTATAGTTGTACTTATTGTTATTGCAGGAGTTGTTGTAGCAGTTGCCACAGTTCCAGCAAATCCATTAGCAGAAACTACTGATACCGATGTTACAGTACCAGATAATATATCAGATAAGAATGCAACAGTTCCTGATGCATCTTTAAACGTATATGTCCTATTTGCTGTATTGGACAAAGCAAAGAATCCTGGGAATGAAGTAGCTCCAGGGAATATTCCGATCGTAGGTGCAGATAACATTAATCCATTAGCACCACTTGCCTTTAATACAGTACGGTTAGCAGCATATTCAGCAGATGCTGTATATAAGCTTGACGTTGTATCTATAAAGAATGTAGCAGTATCAGCATTGATAGCATATCTTGATAAAGACGTAGTGCCAACATTAGAATTAAGTTGTGTGATTCCATCTATTCCTGCAATAGATTTAGAGATATTTAATGATACAGAAGGTGTAGTGGTTCCTATTCCTAATCTGTTATTTATGTTGTCCCAGAAGAAGTTTGCATTGTTCTGAGCATATACACCGGAAGCACCTGCAAATACTATGGAGCCTAAAGTAAATGCCGTCGCAGTACCGGTTCCCCCATTGCCTACCGCAAGCGTTCCGGTAACATGGGTCGTTAGACCAACCTTTCCATAACTAGGAGCGACTCCTACCCCTCCGGACAGAAGTACGTTCCCAGTAGCTACATCAGGCAAGGAAGCCAATGTAGTAGTCGTGTTTGCATATAGAATATCTCCTATTGCATACGATGCCAAACCGGTGCCACCATTTATTGCACTTAGTGGTCCACCTCCAATGTTATTTATATTTAATCCACCTTCATTGATGTCTATTGTCCATGATCTTAAGAAGGCATTTGTATTATTTCCTCCAAATATTATTCTTGAACCTGGAGTAGTTACTCCGGCAGGACTTGTTACGTTTGTTGCAACTGGCTGAAGAATTACATTTGTTACAGATGAAATTCTACCGAATCCATCAACTGTAAATTGAGGAATTTGAGTAGTGCTACCATAAGTGGCGGCAGACACTCCAGTAGTAGAAAGCTGGAGCACTCCTGCTGAGAATACAAGGTTAGCCGCCAGAGCTATTTCGCTTACATTAGCTAAGGCACCCGTTGGATTGCCAAGTAATCTATTAGCCGATACCTGTTGAAACTTGGCATATGTAACTGCATTGGTTGCAATTGCAGTAGTAATTGCAGTAGTTCCGCTTCCTGTTACGTCTCCGGACAATGTTATAGTTTGATTGGCGGTTAAATAAGCAACTGTTGAAGCAGCAGTTATAATACCTTGAGCATTTACAGTGAAGTTGTTATAAGCCGAACCTGCAACAACTCCTGATGTTGGTAAATCTAAATTTACGAGTGCTCTGAATGTAGGAGCAGAAGCAGCACCGGAAGAAGGTCCTGCAAATACCGTATTAGCAGATTGAGTATTAAGAACAGCAGTTAGATTTCCGCTTGTAGTTATTGGAGTAACCGTGACATTGAATATTGACGGTAGCACTAATCCAACACTTGAAACAGTGCCTACTGAGCCAGCAACCCAAGATGTATTTGTTCCATCAGTCGATAATACCTTACCGGCATTACCTGTTTGATTTGGTAATAGATTAGTAAGTGCACCATTTGATGTAGTGCTGCCTGTGCCACCTTTTGCAACAGATAGGGTACCACCTATATTATTAAGAGTAAGATTCGCTTCATTTACGTCGATAGAGAATCCAAGCAAAACAGAGTTTGCCGGAGTACCTCCAAGAGTTATTTTAGTGCTGCCGGCAGTAACACTATTTGCAGCAGTTATAGATGATGCTGGAATTGATATCGTTGTATTGGTTACAGAAGTTACACGACCGTAAACATCAACCGAGAATACAGGAACCTGAGCTGCTGAACCATAAGTTGAAGCAGTTACTCCTGAAGCAGATAAATCTATATTGGCTCCAGAGAATACAAGCCTTGGATTAAGATTGATTGTACTCACGTTACCGGTAGCACCAAGACTATTTCCAATTAATGACAGTGCAGGTATCTGCTGAATCATTGAATATAGAACCTTATTTGCTCCGATCGTAGTTGTTATTGCAGTACTGCCGGAACCGGTAACATCACCCGATAAAGTGACCGTTTGGTTTGCAAGTAAGTATGCTAGATTTGTACCAAGCGTTACTATACCCTCAGCATTAACTGTTATATTATTATATGTTCCGGCAGTCACTCCAGATATAGGAAGATCTATATTTTGTATTCCTCTGAATGAAGGAACTCCTGAAGCTCCAGATGGAGAAGCAAGAAATTTATTAGCAGTTTGACTTGTCCATATCGCAGTAAGGACTCCGGATGATGTGATAGGACTTATTGTAATTGTAAATTCAGATGGAAGACTCAATCCGACACTTGTCACTGTACCAACTGGAAGTGGTGCCCATGATACGTTTACACCATCAGTCACAAGTTGATTACCTACATGACCGGCCTGAGAAGGGAGTAGATTATTAATAGCCAAAGACGCAGTACTTGCTCCTGTTCCTCCATGTGATATTGGAAGAAGGTTTGTTACATCAGTAGTAAGATCAACCTGACCCCATATTGGCATGACGCCTATCCCACCTGAACGTAGTACATTTCCAAGTCCGACTGTCGCAATTACATCTACAAGATTTGGAGCTTGACCAACAAGAAGTTCTCCGGTATTATAGGTAGACATTCCTGTACCGCCTTTAGATCCAGGAAGAATTCCACCAAGATTACCGAGAGTTAAACTAGCTTCATTCACATCGAAACTTACACTTGTAAACACAGACCCAACAGGAGTGCCTCCTAAAGTGATTTTAGGGCTCGCTGCCGTAATATCTCCCCTTCCTGTAACTTGAGAGGTGTTTATTGAAATGGGTATCGTAGAAGCAGCCGTAAGGCGTCCATAAGCGTCTACTGAGAATGTCGATACAGAACTGGCATTTCCATAAGAGCCGGGAATAACCGCGGTCGTTACAAGATCAATGGTTGGGTTCCCGCCCGTGCCATCGTTATTGATCACGCTTATGCGTCCTGCCGTTCCGATTATCGATCTGGTCGTAGATGTAGTAGGACTTTGTATTACATAGAAACCTGTTGTGCTTGTTCCTGATAATGCTGTTAAATATGAATTAAGAGGTTGAAGCGTTGGAAGTATTGCAGTGATCGCATTAAATTGTGCCTGTATGCCTGAAGTTACTCCGCTTACAAAAGCAAGTTCTGCTGACGTTACAACACTCGATACAATCTTTCCAATGCCATTACTTACAACAGCTCTACTTGTAGTTAGATTCGTAGTGGTGACTGTGCTTATTGCACCAGTCATTGCAGCAACGGCTCTTGAATCTAAGTAATAGAGATTTGTTCCTTCAGAAATATTTGAGGTTGTAAGGTTAACCGTTCCGGTAAAACCATTTACCGAATAGACTTCAGATCCCTGATTGAGTGCAACCCAAGAAGATCCTGTCCAAATGTAAGTAGCAGATATCCCAGGAGGTGTATCAGGCTGTGCGTCCAATACAACTGCTACGTCACCTTCATTCAATCCTGTCAATGCATTACGAGCAGCAAGAGTTGCTACAACATAAACATTTGTAAATGCTATTGAGGGAAGAAATATGGAAGGTATCTTTGCAGTTGCATCCAATGGAGCGTATCCATTTGCAACACCTTTGTTTGCTATATTCTCGGGAATGTATCCTAATGCATTTTGTTTATTGTTAAAGATCACCCAATCACTTGCTTTCAATGCACCGGTTTGAATAGCTGAAGCTGCAAGAAGTTGGAGTTGTTGGAGTGGTCCGTTTAATACCAATCCATTCTGAGAGAATCCTAGATTAAGCGGAGCATGACTATCAAATATCAAAGCAGCTATAACAGGGCAAGAAGCTATCTGAAGACAACTTAAGGCAAAAGAATGTTTAGCACGCTGTTCGGTGTTAAAGAAATCGTCATTGCCGTCCTGACCACTAAAAGGACTTTGATTTTGCATAATCTAAAGTATTAAAATTTAAACAATAAATTAGGTTGATGGATATTTGTTTGCCACAAAAGCATTCATAGCAACTACAAGTTCAGCATCGATTTGGTTCTGAGTCTTAGTACTTGCATTTGCAATATTGAAGGTGCTAGTATCTCCGGCAACCATTCCATAGCTATTAGGACACCCAACAACTCCGGTTATCATTCCAATTGTTACAGAACTTGTATCATGTCCGTCAACATTTTTCAGATAAGCATTTAATTTAAAACTTTTCAATTCGTAAGTTACCATTTTATTTATGTTTTTATTTGTTTATAATTATGCTTTCATTCCTACTATGTAATCACCATTTAAAAAAATATTAGCGGCAGTGTCTTTATAAAAATCACCGCTAGACAAACTACCATTGCCTACTTGTAAATACATGTTTACTTTACCATTTAATGTTTTGATAGAGTAATTAGAGGATCCTGATAAAACGCTAATGTGGAGACCGTAGTTTACTCCTGTACTATTTAATTCTACCTTAACTCCATAGTTAGTAGTAGTAGTTCCCGAAGGAGCCATATCTAAGAAAATACCATAATTCGTAGATGAGTTTGCCGTAGGTGATACATTTGCGTAGTACCCTTTATTATCAGTAGACTGTGTGTTTACGTTACTAGCAAAAACAGCAAAAGTTTGAGTACTAGCTTGAGAATCTCCTCCTGGTACTTCTCCTAAAACACCGATAGATTTAACAGTACCATTTCTTGCTTGTCCGTAAGCTCCTATATTAGTAGAACCTGTCGCAGATAAAGCTGTTACTTGAAGTGCCACAGCGTTTCCTGATGATTGTGTAACATCTATTTGAGAACCATAAATATTACTAGAGCCAGTAATATTATAATATACTCCAACACCACCAGAATTTATATTACTATATCCAAAATAAGAACCAAAATTTAAAGCTTCGTTATTATGAAAATAGTGTGTAGCTGAATTTAAAGCATCTGCTCCGAATCCTATATGTCTATCATTTCTAGCAAAAATACTTTCATTACCTGCGGAATCAGTTAACTTAAATCCATAAGTAGAACTCGTTACTCCACTACCTACTACATGAAGTCGAGCGGTGGGATTAACTCCAACTCCAACATTGCCATCATCTCTGACAGTAAACATTAAAGTATTTGCGGCATCTTGAATCCAAAGAGTATTACTTGAAGCTGTATTAGTTCCAACACCTATAAGTCGCATCTTCGTGCCACTATCTCCTGCGTAAACTATTTCATCTCCTGTATTTCCAAATAGCCAATTAGTTTTTAATGAGTAAATCAATCCATACGAACTTCCAAAACTTCTTAACGTAAGAGCGTCAGGATGTAAGTATGATTGAACTCTGAACACGTCTAATATAATTGAATTGTCTGTATTACTAATTGTAACTGCTGCTGTTCCTGTTGGGTCACCTGTCCCCGAATAACTACCATTATCTCTTATTTGTAAGAAACTATTTCCAGATGCATTTTGAAATAATGCTGTATTTGTTGCACTGGTGTTTCCACTACCTACTACATGAAGTCTAGCAGCGGCACTTCCTGTATTTATTCCAACATTTCCATCTGCCCTAATGGAAAAATAATCAGTTCCCGCATTTTCAACTAAGAATAATCTTCCTAATGTTAAGGGGCTGTCAACAGAGAATCTATGAGCAACCTGTCCCGAACTTCCTGCATTTGATGCTTGGTAATATAAACCACCATTATTTAAGGCAATATAATTTGTAGTATTAAAAGCACTCTGTAAATATTGGGATTGAATAGTTAATGAAATCAGGGCGGTTGCTGGATTAATTCTAGCGTATGTAAATCCTTCACCTAAATACAACGAACTAATGCCATCGTAATACATTCCGACGTTTCCGTTTAAATACAACTTCCCATCATCTTTCCATTCCCACACTCTACTTGTAGCACTATCTTGAATTTTAAATGCGGTTGTAGCACTTGTCGCTCCGCTACCTTGAATATGAACTAATGCACTCGCAGTAAATATTCCTGCGGCAGGACTCTGAAATGCCCACATACCCGTTGATGGGTCTATGCTTGTTGATGTAAGATTTGAGCCGTTCTTAAACTTAAATAATTGGTGGTTTTCTAAATAGTTAAATGCTCCTGCAACAGAGGCTAAGTACATTGCATCTACTGTACTGTTAGAGAACCTAATAAAACTTTGTGAAGTCGTGCCATCTAAATTGATAGAAGCATTAGGAGAACCATTTATACGTAGAATTGGGTTTGTGCCGACTATATTAAATATTGAAGAAGGGGTAGTAGTACCAATGCCTAAATAGCCACTTGTGGTTAATCTCATTCCTTCTACTGAATTGGTTTTAAATGCCAAATCTTGTAAATCAGTAGTACCGATGAAGTTTGTTCCAGCAGTTGTACCTGAGTTGCCGACTAGGGACCAGGCACCAATTCCAGGAGCTGTATAATTAGGAATGTTTAATATATTAGCTATAAATGTAGCAGGTCCAGAAGTTCCAGTAGTTGTTAAAGAAATAGGATCCTGCTTACTATTGAATGTTGTCCAATCAGTAGAAGATAATGCTCCTCTATGAATAGAACTTGCTGTTGGAATATTGAACGTGTGTACAGTTCCAAGTGAAGAGATATTAAAATCTACTCCTGAAGTTCCTGTTGAGAATGTTTGAGTTGTTCCCGTTAATCCATTAAGAGATGTTATTCCTGTTGATGGTGCAGTTTGCCATGTAGCATTACCGATTGCATCAGACATAAGAATCTTGCCGGCTGCTTGAAATCCATCAACGTATCTGAATCCACCTACTACATGAAGGTCAGTTGTAGGAGATGCTGTACCTATACCTACTTTAACACCAATATCAACTACTACCTTTAGTCCATCATCATAGATAGAACTATCGCCAATAGTTACTCCATCAGGAGTGAACTTAGCCACTCTATTAAGCGTTCCTGCACCACCTATGGTTCCCGCACTTGGAGTACTTGCGAATTCTAATTTCTTTCCATCAAGACTTACTCTTAAAAATAATCCTGCATCAGCAGGATCATGTATGTGCCATCTTCCATCTGTTATAACGTGAGGGAACACATTTCTTTCATTGGAAGAAAATTCTCCATTAGACTGGTCTTTGTATCCGAATAATGTTCCCTTGCCCATTTTAAGATAGCTTTAAAGCATTTAAAGATCTTGTGAATATGTTTACCCCATCTGTACCAACTGACTTAACAAGAACCTTTATAATGACCGGATTTGAATTGGTCAAAAGACCTTGTGTAAATGCATTCCAATTGTAAGGTCCGATAGCACTTTGCTTACGATCGCTTCCGAAGATAGGAACATCAGTAGGATCGTAGTTTACTAACGACGTATTTGTGTTGAATACAATTTCGTATTCTAACTCTCCGTCACCGGCAGTTTGAGATTGTATGTATGTAGAAAAATCTATTTTGTATTTACCGGCAGGTAATACAAGATTAAGGCTTGGAATGGCGAAGAATGGAAGGGCCGGAACGAACAGAACGATGGAAGGTTGAGATATTCCAATGTTCTGACCTTGCATAATTGCTTTTAGATCTCCGATCAATACTTTTCTATTATCTCCTGCAAGAGTTCCAATTGCCACCGGCAACATGTCTGTGTCTTGAATCTGTGCCGATGTTCTGGCCGGCATAGCTGATATTGTAGTTCCTGGCATCTTGTTTTATATTTATGGTACAAATTGATTAATTAGTGCCTGTAAGAAAGATGTACTTGGATCGATCGCACAACCTTCTTGTGAAATGCAATCAAGTAATCCTTCTAGTAAAATTGTATCAGTATCAGAACCTCCTTCTAAAAGGAAACAACATTCATCACCGCATGCACACGTTTGTTGATTCTCATAAAACAAACCAAATGTATTATCGGCAGTACCAGAAGAAGACTCCTGATTGTCGAAATACCCCGGGGTTGTTTTATTGTTCTTATTCCAAAACATTATGCGTCTTCAAATAATTTAGCTTCTGAACCTCCAACATTCTTGCTTCGCTTTTCGTTTAGAACTTGTGACTCTAAAGTACTACGAAGTTTTATTAACTCATTGGCATTTTTTATTGTGGTTGCCACCAACTCATGTGTTTTATCATTTATAGGGGTGTCTTTCCAGAACTCGAGATACTCTTCGATCTTCTGATTGGCACCCTCTAAAAGCCGTTCGGCAGGTGTGGTAGTAAGTTTGTTAAACTTAAGGATGGCTGGCTTTAGTGCTTTAAAAGCCTCTAGTTTCTTGTATAACTTTTTATCTTTTAATCTGTCACCTGATACTATGATCTTTCTTTCTTCAAGTAAGATATCGTAGTAAGGACTTTTTTTGTCATAGGTGAAGTAGATGTAATCTATCGCGTTCTGAAACTCTTCCTTGGTCATTACTGAGGCAAGATCAGAGAACTCAGGAATCGATAGTGCCTCTTCACTTGCAGACACTTTATCATTCCGTAATTCAAAGAGCATTGTTAATCTTTTTTCTTTTCAAATGGTAGAAGTTCCATTGTTAAGAACCTTCCTTTGCCATAACCACCATCTTCTGTAAGCCAATGACAATCTACTCCGACAATAAATGTCTTTCGTCTGTCATCTTTGGTTGGTGCAATAGCTACGGATTTCTTAACGATCTGATCAACGACCATCTTTCTTTGTGGGTAGTCTCGGTGAACAACCTCCATACCGGACTTGATCCAATATCTTTCAGTTATTGACTTGTTGAAACTTTCCGATAAATTAGCTTCTGACATATCTTTTTAATTTCTTGTTTCTTGATATAGCAAATGTAATTAATTGGTCTGATAAATCAACTTTATTTTTTAAGGAGTTTTATATACACTCCCGGATTCTTCTTGTCGACCCATTGCTTTCCAAAACTAGGACGTAAATAGGTCACGGAATCATCCGGAAGCCAGCCATATTCAACCATTAGATCTTGTACGGTTTGAAGTGGATTGATCCAATCGAAGTCAGCAGAGGTCTTGCGAGCAAATGAGAATTCTACATCTACCGGATAACCCATCTTTTCACATGCATTACGAAACTTGGCAGAATCTATCTTGTAGAATATACCAAAGTCTTTCTTGTATTTAACTGTTGATTTGCTGTTGACCAGTAGTGGCATTTTCCCTCCACCCTTTCTGAAGATGCTCACTATTCGCTTGCTATTCTTGGACGATGTAACATGGCCCGGAATGAAGCAGGTTAGTGGAGTGCCATAGTCTGAACCACGAAGGAAGCCACTACCATTGCGATTCCCACTATCATTAATCTCAGTCTTGCTGAATAGGTCGATGCGATATTGCTTTTGTCCATCAACGATGTCGATGTTTGGCTCGGTTGATCTTTCCATCTTTTTATATATGTTGTCTTATTTAAATCGTTTCTTGTTGCATAGTACTTGCCATCATGAAAGAATGGAAACATAAGTGCCATTGAACATGAGAGAAGAACCATTGAAAGAAGCATCTTTACTTCTATGTGCATTCCCATCATTCCTACACAGGCTATAACAACAACCAATAGGCGTTGAATGGTGAAAAGTTTGTGCAGATCTTCTTTGTCGGGATCACTTGCTTGTATTCGATCAAAGAAATAAGCAGCTTCTCTAAAGCCCTCTATTTGTGCATAGCATATAAAGCAGCATATGATCACTATATACTTTGCAAGTAAAAGGTAGATCATAGCATTCATGACGAGTGGCCGGATTGAAGTGTCTTGTATTTATTATAAGACCCTATCCAGAATCCTGCAATAGCCGTACTGCCTATGGCAACTAATGGAATCCACTGATCGATTGCTATAATTAACCCTATTCCAAAGAAAATAGGAAATCCAATTCCTACAATACTTGTAAGCCAATCGCGTTTAAACGATCCGTCTTCTTGTTTTTTCTTAAACACCCATTGCATGAATGGCTGTCCGTCGGTTAAGTCTTTAGTTTGTTCCATCTTCTGTATTTGTTAGTTCTTCTATTTGATGAGCAATCGTTGAGAGTTTCTCAGGATTAAGTTCTTTAAGTATTTTTATTTGTACATCGATTAGGTCTTCTTGCACTTTATTTTCAGCAAGAACTTTAAGAACTTCTTGAAATGCAGGACTTGAAAAAATCAACTTCTCTTGCTCTTCCATAAATTTTTTATGTAAATCAAGTTCTGTTTTACGATACCATAAACCATTGCCAAGTACAGTAACACCTTGTTCAGAAAGCATGTGTAGTGCATGGCCATCTGCTCCTAGGTTAGGACTAGTTGCAATAGATGTAGATGAATCCGGTATTGGAGGCGTGGACGGAAAGCGGAGTGAGGGGTTGTTTAGAATTGTCGAGTATCCATTGGTATTTATCGGATCCAAAGTAGTCAACTCCTTGTGTTGAGTACTGAACGATTTCTCGTTGTTTGCGTTTATCATTTTTCATCTTGTTTCTTGTTTTCTGTGAGCATTATTACTCACAGCAAATATAGAAATACTTTAAGGAAAAGTTGTATAATTCCAAAGATTTTTTTTAACAATCCCCGGTTCAGACTTCTCTGATATTCTACCACCTTTAGCATACCTACTACCATCCAATCTCTCCATTCTACTTTGTACGTTCTGATGTGTGTCATCTGTGTAATCATCATACTGCTTAGGCTTGTAATCATGACGCATACCTGTCCAGATAGAATACTCTCCACCATCTGCTAATCTTGGTACCCAAGATGTAGATAACTGATGCTTTGTAAGATCTGTTGTGTTTACCTCTCCACCGGTATTGAGTGGAAGAAACTTAGTGTGAAGAGGGCCATGTTCTTTTGTGTTGATAGATCCCCATGATTTCTTATTGATGCCTTTATTGATATCACCAAGTCCACCACCATTATTGAAATGATCTCTTGATTGTTTTATGATGCTATCGTATAGACCTTTCATATGATTGAATCATTAAACATAATACTAAAATTACTATCATCATTCACATGACGAACAAAGTCCTGTGGGGTAATGTTGTCTAACTTAGCATACGGGGTGTCGGCTATGAATGAAGAATAAAACCTTGCAAACTCCGAGCAGATATCTCTACCTGAACTCCCCAGCCCCGTTATATTGATGCCGGTCTTTCGAACAATCGCTATTCGAAGAAGGAGTGCAAAGTCGTACTTAGTTCCGATCTCTCCGCGATTCATTGCCTGAGTGATTGCATCATAGATCTTAACTATAAGATTTGGTCTTATGATACAGAAATCTTTGTACTCTCTGATACGGTCAGATAGAAAATCAGGGTGAACACCTTTACTGTTGCTATCAATGATAAACTTTCTACCACCCATTTCAAACACTACCCCTACATGGGTATAATAAGCATTATCGAAATACATGATCAGTCTGGCCAGGATAGAACTTCCCCTGAACAAGATTATATCACCGTGCTTTATTTCAGCACGACGATTGGCATACTTAATTTCACACTGTGTCATCTGCTTAAGATTTAGGTTTAGGAGTCTGGGCATTACAGCAGCCATGTTTATCAACTGTTTCTTTTAATGAAAAAACTTGTCCCTGGTTAAGGGATTCGAATAACTCACAATCACTTTCATCCTCATCGAAGAACATGCAGTTCTCACATCTTACTTTACGATCGACAAGTCCTGAGTCAGTTGGGGTAGTGGCAGAGCTGACGTGATCCATCTCTGACTCATCAGCCTGACCATAAGAATACAATCCACAAGACATGGTAGGTTTGATCTTAACATCCATTCCCTGCAAGGAACAAATCCCTTTGCTTTGAATGAACATCTTGCAACTACGACACTGAGCATACTGATCCAGCATGGTGTATTCCACCGGTTCTACTTCACCAGGCTTAGGTTGGCCCTTAATGTCAAGAAATATATCTGTGTTTATCTCACGCTTACGGTTAAGTCCTTTGTCAAGCCATGCATTATACATGCTTACATTCCTTGAATGGGTAACAACCAAGACACGCTTACCCGGATATCGTTTATCGATGGCAGACATGTAATCTAGGAACCTATTCTTGAAAGCTTCTAATGATTCACCTTGAGGAACGACTGCCTTTTCATGATTGGCATACCAGGAAACCTGAGAGAATGTCTCATCCACCGGCTTGCCTTGAAAGGAACCAAGGTTCCAGGGACGAAGATCCCCTGTTCTTTGACTGATTGGAATGCCTAATGTTGTAGCAGCTATCTGAGCTGTGGCAACTGTACGACCCAGGTCACAACAAACAATCACATCTATCTTGCAATTAGCTTTTAAGTAAGTAGCTGCCTTCAATGCTGCTGCTGTTCCCTTATCAGTCAGAGGAATATCAGCCCAACCTCTCACTCTGTCAATGCCACCATTCTCTGCATTGTATGCAGTGGGACCATGACGAAGAAAGTAGATAGCTGCATGAGGATCACTATACAAGAAAGCACTTCTATTAACCCTACTCGCTTGAGGCAAGGCCATATCTTCCTTCTCTTCACTCTCACTTTCAGAGGCTATCTCTCCACCTTCAGAATACTGAGGACCCTTTATATTGCGATCAGACGCATTATCTTTCTTTAAACCTGTTGGGTATCCCAACATCTTGTAAAGTGTTCCCATATCGAGAATTATAGCCTCTACAAAGTTAATAGATTTTTAATACAACAAACAAATTTTAAACTCGCACCACTTTGCACCGGTTTCTTTCCCCAAGAGCTATATTACTAATATAATTTTTTTTATAATTTTTTTATGAACGAGAACTTATACAAGAAGTAACCCCCTCATATCCCCCGTACCTTTCACACGAATCGAAATGAAATATTAACTAACTAAAATTAAACAAAATGAAAACGGAAGCATTAGTAAACTTGAAACCTGAAGCAGGTGTAGTATTAAGTAATAACTTAACTGAATCTTTACCATTACAACGTATAGATATAGTTAAAGTAATTAAGAAAGTAAATAGAACTGATGGTAAGCAGGATTGGCAAGGTTACCTTATTAAGTTTAAGGAGAGTGATGTAGTGATGCCTATTTCAGGTGGTACTATATTAAATGCTAGTATAAAGCAAGACTTTGATGCCTTTGAGGTAGATAAAAGTGATAAGAAGAGTATCAGTTATGAGTTAACTGCAACGATGATGGGCTTTGATATTACTACTAAATCAGTGATCTTGAAGAAGTCGTAGTAATTACATAAATTAGAGTGAGAGATAAGTGTGTTCTCTCACTCTTTTTTTTAATCCCCATTAGGTCACATATACAGCATAGATTAATATAAGATTTATCAAATAATTTACTCAACTGCCAGATGTACTTGTTCTTCGAACTAAGACGTAACCTATATATATATTTAACTATTACTTAATAGATTATATAACTTATATATATAACTCTATCAGTTATGTTATAGACTTAAATAGAATATAGATTAATAGTAATAAGATATATATCATTAAGATATATATATTATATTATATATTATATATAAATATACATAATCATGTAAATCTATATATAATACTAATAATCAATATATTACTAGTAAATAATATTCCGACTTATTACAATTAAATAAAAAGAAATATATTTGCTTTAAATAACAAAAAGCAATCAACATATAATCCAATTAGTAATCAATCAATCAAAACTCAGAATATGAAAACTCAAGAAAAGACCCAAAAATCAATAGATTTCATAGAAGAAATAATAGCTATTTCAAAGAAATATGAGCTATCAATTGGTCATGAAGATCAACAAGGAGCATTTATAATTGAACCATATTCTGAAGGCAATTCAATGTGGCTTAGAAGTGCATTTGAAGAGGAATTAGTTGCAATGCATTACAAGATAGAACAGAATCCTAATTGGGAGTTTAATGAACCAAATGGAGAATAATATTTAGACCCAAATAGACTACGGCCATTTGTGATTATGTCACATAGAACGAGTATAATAATTAGTAGTACTAGGCACTAATTAGTTTGGGTTTAATCAATGCACCACAACTCATTTCCCAAGGATGAGCTATTGTACCTTAGCACCTGTCTCGTAAACAGGTTTAATTCATTCTATGAAGTCTAAAAGCTAAAGTACAATAGAGTGCAGAGGGAATTAATAATAATCAGTAGCTATGATAGTGTCATCTGCAACCATTTGACCGAGTTAGCGAGCCTTAATACTGACATATAACTCTTAAGCTCTTGGAGTTTATTTAAACTATTAAAACCACATAACATGAATAAGTTCAAAATAGGTGATATTGTGATCAGAACAGGTGAGAATCATAAAGAACATATGGATATGTTAAAAGGATCTATTTGGCGTGTTCAAGATGTAAGTGAGGAAATAACTAATATATATCAAATGCTATCATTTGGTGGTCGGTTTAGAACAAAGAACAATATGGCTAATTGGTATTTTATAGCATCAGAATTTGAGATATTAAAGAGTCAAATAGTAAGCAATCCATTACCATTATCAGATACAATTGAACTCATTAAATCTATTCAAGATGGACCTATATAAAGATTTAAAACCAGGCGAT